TTCTCAGAAGTTAGGAAATGGGTCGTTAATAATATGGATAATGATAGTGCTGTATTATTGCGTCGTATTTACGATAGTCTATACGAATCCCTTGTCCCTAGCACTATTCCTGCTGCCGTTCTTATCATTGCAAAGTATCAGTACCAAATAGGATTTGTTGCCGATCAAGAGATAAATATGTTAGCATGTCTTACTGAAATAATGGTTGAATGCACTTTCAAATGATATTAAAGGAAGGTAATAAAAATGAGTGATAAAACACTTCGAGATATGAAGTATGATGCACACATAGCTGTGTTGAATACTAAGGTAGAATCATTAATTGAAAAGCAAAAAGAACTTACTCAACGTGTTCGTGCGAATGAAAAAGTTGTTGCTGCTGTAACTTTATTAGGAACAGTAGTTCTGGCTGTTGTGGGAGCAGGATACTTTACACCTTCAGCAGATTCTACACCTGTAATTGAAACAACTTTAACAAGGAGTTATTAAAATGAATAAATTATTGTGGAAACTATGGTACAAATTTCAGTATTTTTGGAATTTGGGTATGGGATCTCAAACTGCCCCACCACCACCAGAAGTACCAGATGATATAGGTATGGGTGAAGAGATTTATGAGGAACTTTTAGATCCAGAAGAATATGCAAAATTTAAAGAAAATAATTGACTTTTTTTCATAAAACACTTATACTTGGAGTTAAGTAAATGGTTTTAGTTTACATTATTATTGCTCTTCTTGCTTTTCTAGTTGGTTGGGGTTTATATTTAACCTTTGGACCAGGTGCAGAAGGGGTGAGAGATCCTATTGATGAACATTCAAAAATGCATGAATTAGGAATTGCCCACTCACATAAGGAGGGAACTTATCGTTTGATTGCTAAAAATGAACACAAATTTGACAAAGAAAAGAGCTCAAGTTAAATCCAGATGGTATTATATCTTTTGGGGAACTGCTACGGTTGCGGTAGTTGCAGGACAACTATATGTTGGTTCTGGGTATCGTGTAATGGCACGTTCTCTTAATAGGATATTTGATTCTGTACAACTTGAATATTATCGTGGTGATAGATTTTATTAATGAAAGCACTTAAAACACCCCTCAGATATCCTGGTGGTAAGTCCCGTGCCTGTGTTAAATTGGAACAATATCTTCCTGATTTAAAAAGGTATAGAGAGTTTAGAGAACCTTTTATTGGTGGAGGAAGTGTTGCACTTCATATTACTAAAAAGTATCCAGATATTTCTATTTGGGTAAATGATTTGTATGAACCTTTAATTAATTTCTGGAAAGAATTGCAATATAATGGAGAAAGACTTCAACTAGAACTTCTAGGACTTAAGTCAAGGCATACTACACCTACTGATGCAAGAGCATTGTTTGATCAATGTAAAGATCAATTGAGTTTACCTCTAGACAAAAGTCTACCTTTTTGGAGAGCAGTTTCTTTTTATGTGGTTAATAAATGTAGTTTTAGTGGATTAACTGAATCAAGTTCTTTTTCTAAACAAGCATCAGAATCTAATTTTTCCATTAGGGGAATTGAAAAATTAGTAGAGTATTCAAAATTAATTGAAAATTGGAAGATTACAAATAAATCTTATCAGGATCTTTTAACAGATTGGCCAGGTGCATTTATATACTTAGATCCTCCATATGATATTAAGGATAATTTATATGGAAAGAAGGGAGGTATGCATAAGAAGTTTGATCATGACAAGTTTGCAGGGGATTGTGATCATTGTGCTGCACATCAATTAATTTCATATAATAGTAGTCAATTAGTTAAAAATCGTTTTAAGGAATGGAACGTTGCTGAGTTTTCTCATACATATACTATGAGGTCTGTTGGTCATTATATGTCTGACCAACAAGAAAGAAAGGAATTAGTTTTGTTCAATTATGGGGTAGAATCTAATGAATGAATATGATCCAGAGGAACACGTAAATGATTTGTGGCAGGATATGGATCGTCTCAATTCATTGTATGAAGAATTAATGTGGAATCATGATGATGTGTTAGAGTTTGTTCCTGATTATAAGAATAATCGTATCATCATTAAAAATAAATCAATGGAAAATGAGTGAGTATTATCTCCTATCTGAGATTCTTATTATTATTGTATTAGTGATTATTTTTTCCCAATGACACAACTGAAAGATTGGTTGAATTCTATTAACCAAAATAAGATTAATCTTATTGATGAAGATCCTTTGTTAGAAAAGGATTATGCTCCTTATATTATCAATAAATGTTTGTCGGGGCATATTGATTGTATAATGTATGCCAATGAAATGAATCAAAATCATTTTATAGATAGGAAACTTCAGTATGATTTTTTTATAAATACAGTGAGGGCAAAGAAGAGGTTCTCTCCTTGGCTCCGTAAAGATAAAGTGACAGACCTAGAATGTGTTAAAAAATACTATGGTTATAGTAATGAAAAAGCATCACAAGCTCTGAAGATCTTATCAAAAAAACAACTGGCATTCATTAAATCGAAGTTTGAATTGGGAGGATCAAAATGAATACTGTGGAACCCGAAGTAAAGTGGTCACAAGATGAGATGATTGAAGTTAGTCTGAATGAACCAGACGACTTCTTAAAAGTAAGAGAGACTCTCACCAGGATAGGTGTTGCTTCTAGAAAAGAAAAGAAGTTATATCAGTCTTGTCATATATTACACAAACAAGGAAGATATTATATCGTTCACTTTAAGGAATTGTTTGCACTAGATGGTAAACGTGCAAATATTACTGTGAATGATGTACAAAGAAGAAATAGAATTATAAGACTTTTGCAAGATTGGGGACTTATTACTGTATTAAAGCAGGATGATGTTGTAGATATTGCTCCTCTTAATCAAATTAAAGTACTTGCTTATAAAGAGAAAGGTGATTGGATTTTAGAACAGAAATATAATATTGGTAAGAGGGGTAAAACTACTGTTAAGGAAGATTAAATTTAGTTAAAAAATACTTTACTTTTGTCAGGATTCGAGTATAATAAGCCTACATAATATAGGACTAGGAGTTGCCAATGATCTGAAACCCCTCAATTTATTTTGTAATTATTCAACGTCTGTAAAATGGAGGAAAAAGTCATGCATAACATTATCTCTTTTAATAATCTTAAAGCATGGTCAAATTTAAACCAGGAGGACCCCTACGGAACAGATTTAGTAAACGATTATTTTGAATGTATAACAGAGTGCGGAATAAAAGATCGAGAATGTATGCATGAGTGTAGGTTGATACTAGATTAAGGAGGAAAACCGAAATTGTAATTAGGGGGTTCAACACCCCCTTTTTTAATGTTTGTGATATAATTAGTATTGAACGCCGAAAGGGTTCACACAACACAAACTCGCTTAGAAAAGGAGCTACTATCATGGGTACATTAGCAAGGTATCACGCTGCAAATCTTCCAGAACTTTTTGAGAAGATTCAAAGAAACAGCATAGGGATGGATGATTATCTCAATAGATTTTGGGATGATACAACCACTTCAAATTATCCACCTTACAATCTTGTAAATTTGAACAATGTTGAATCTCGTTTAGAGATTGCACTTGCAGGATTTAAAAAGAAAGAAGTTAAAGTTTATACAGAGTATGGTAAACTAATGGTTGAAGGATCTAAAGAATCCAAAGATGATGATACATCATATGCTCATAAAGGGTTAGCACAAAGGTCTTTCCAAAGATCTTGGAATCTTTCAGAAGATTGTGAAGTTCGTGATGTTAAATTTGAGGATGGATTACTTACCGTTAAATTGGGTAAGATAGTCCCTGACCATCATGCACGTAAAGATTGGTTCTAAATATTCAAAGAGGGTTTTCAAACCCTCTTTTTTATGCTATAATAAACTCGAAGTTAAATATCTCATGACAATCAAACTCATTTTATTAAAAAGTAATGAAAGGGTAATTGCAGATGTCCGACAGGCAACTCATCCTAATAATAAGGATCAAGTAGTTGGTTATTATTTTAATAAACCATGTATAACTTTTATTGAAAATAAAGATCGTTATCTAGATGATACGGAAGAGGGGGATTATGGTTATGAGGATGATTTAGAATTTGAGGATGCTTCAGTTGCAGAAGCAACTATAGATTCTGATGATAATGATATCAATATTCAGTTATTGCCTTGGATGCCATTATCTGCGGATGATGAAATACCAGTTTCATTGGATTGGGTGGTTTCTATGGTAGAACCAGTTGACGGATTACGAAAATTATTTACAGAAAAAGTATTGGAGGGAACTAATGGTCAAGATAATAGTGCTAACAAATCAGTTGGTTTTGGTCTCACAAATTGATGAAGTAACATCAGATTTAGGAGAACCAGATTGTAAATTAACTGAACCATTTGTGATTGGTAATGATGATGTTTTGACCCCTTGGTTAATGAATTATACATCACAGAACACATTTATGTTATCATCGGATAAGATTCTTACTCTTACCGATCCCAAGCCCACCTTACTTGAGAAGTACGAAAACCTTACTAAATGAGATTCTATACTAATGTTCAGCAAGTAGGTAATGAATTTCTTGTTCGGGGATATGAGAATGGAAGAAATTTTATCACCCGTGAAGAATATCGACCTACTTTGTTTGTGAAGTCCAAGAAGAAAACAAAATATAAAACCTTAGAGGGTGATTATGTTGAATCTATTAAACCAGGATATGTAAAAGATTGTAGAGAATTTTATAATAAGTATGAAAATGTTGATGGGTTTTCTATCTATGGGAATGATAGGTATGTTAATCAATTCATTTCTGATAATTATCCAGAGCAGGAAATAAAGTTTGATATTAAAAAGATTAAGCTTATAACTCTTGATATTGAGGTCTCTGCTGAAGACGGGTTCCCAGATGTGGATTCTTGTTCTGAGGAAATGTTAACTATAACAATTCAGAATTATTCTAATAAAAATATTTTAACTTGGGGTAGAAACCCTTATACTCCTACACAGGATAATGTTAGATATATTCATTGTCCTACTGAATATGATTTGTTAACTTCCTTTATTAATTTTTGGGATAAAGAGAAACCAGAGATTATTACTGGATGGAACATTCAGTTTTATGATATTCCTTACATTTATGGACGTTTATCTAGAATCTTAGGTGAACGGGAAGCACGAAAACTTTCTCCTTGGAATTATGTAAGAGAAAGAGAAGTTGTTATATCAGGAAGAAAAAATAAGGTATGTGATGTTGCTGGTATTGCACAGTTAGATTATCTGGAATTATATAAGAAGTTCACTTATAAGGCACAGGAATCTTATAGGTTGGATTATATTGCACAGGTTGAATTGGGACAGAAGAAGTTAGACCACTCTGAGTTTGATACATTTAAAGATTTTTATAGAGGTAATTGGAAGAAGTTTGTAGATTACAACATCATTGATGTGGAACTTGTTGACCGTTTGGAAGACAAGATGAAGTTGATTGAATTAGCAGTCACAATGGCATATGATGCAAAGGTAAACTTTGATGACGTTTTCTATCAAGTTCGGATGTGGGATAATATAATTTATAACTATCTTAAGAGGAGAAATATTGTTATTCCTCCTAAGAAAAGATCACAAAAAAACGACAAATACGCAGGTGCTTATGTCAAGGAACCGATTCCAGGAAAGTATGATTGGGTGGTCAGTTTTGACCTTAATAGCTTGTACCCTCATCTTATTATGCAGTACAATATCTCCCCAGAGACGCTCTTGGACACAAGACACCCAACCGCTACGGTGGATAGACTCCTCAAGAGGGAAATAAAAGTAGATAGCGAATATGCAACATGTGCCAATGGAGCACAATATAGGAAGGATGTGAAGGGATTTCTTCCAGAACTTATGGAGAAGATGTATGAAGAACGTGTTATATTTAAGAAGAGGATGCTCACAGCGAAGCAGGAGTATGAGAAGGCACCCTCGGATTCTCTTACAAAAGAGATTTCCAGGTGTAACAACATCCAAATGGCAAAGAAGATTTCTCTTAACTCTGCTTATGGTGCTATCGGCAATCAGTACTTCAGGTATTATAAACTAGCAAATGCTGAGGCTATTACATTATCAGGTCAAGTCTCAATTAGGTGGATTGAGAATAAGATGAATGGTTATCTAAATAAACTACTCTCAACAGATAAGGTGGATTATGTCATCGCATCTGACACTGATTCAATATATCTTAATCTTGGACCTGTTGTTGATAAATTTTTTAGTAGTAAGTCTGGTGATAAGGTTAAGATTGTGGACTTACTTGATAAGATCTGTCAAGATAAGTTGGAACCGTTCATTGATGCGTCCTATCAGGAACTTGCGTCGTATGTTTCAGCGTATGATCAAAAAATGAGTATGAAAAGGGAGAATATTGCTGATAGAGGTATATGGACTGCTAAGAAAAGATATATTTTAAATGTATGGGATAGTGAAGGGGTTCGTTATGATGATCCTAAACTTAAGATAATGGGTATTGAGGCAGTTAAATCTTCAACACCAGCACCTTGTCGTCAGATGATTAAGGATGCACTTAAATTGATTATGACTGCGACTGAGGATGATGTTATTTCTTTTATTGATAAATGTAGAAGTCAATTTAAAGAATTTCCTCCTGAAGATATTTCATTTCCTAGAACAGTATCTGATGTTGAAAAACATAAAGCATCTTCTACCATATATGGTAAAGGAACTCCTATACATGTAAGAGGATCTCTTTTATATAATCACTACATAAAAGAGAAGAAATTAACCAACAAGTATTCTTTAATAAAGAATGGTGAAAAAATTAAATTTTGTTATATGAAATTGCCAAATCCTATTCATGAGAATGTATTTTCATTCATTCAGGATTTTCCTACTGAGGTTGGTATTGACAAATATATTGATTATGATTTACAATTCCAGAAAGGGTTTCTGGATCCTCTCAAAGCAATTTTAGATGCTATTGGGTGGAGTGTTGAAAAAACTGTAAACCTAGAACTTTTTTTCCAATGAAGGATCAAAACACAATTAGTAATGAAGAAACTAAATCTGAAAAGTGGGATCGTGGTAGATGCCTATTTTTAGAATCATTATATAAAGCCGATCATCAATTACGTGGTTGTTCTCATAATCAGAAATGCTTTCATGAATTGATGGAGATTAGAGAAGAGGTTATTAATATTGTTAAGGCAATGGATAACCCTCATCTTGGTAGACCAGCAAAGGCAGGAGATAAGAACAATCTACCTCCAGTTAAATCATTTAATGGTATCAGTGTTGTTCTATTACGTGGAGCATTAGGTAAACATTACATGAAAGACTGGACACCCGAACAAATAACTGAGTATGAAGAATACTTAAAAACGGAGAGGAAATCTTTATGATTATTGATAAGTTGAGTCTTGTTACTGGTGGATTTGATCCAATCCATAGTGGGCATATAGCATACTTCAAAAGAGCAAAAGATTTATCTAATTATCTTGTAGTTGGATTAAATAGTAATGATTGGTTAATTCGAAAGAAAGGACAGTATTTTCAATGTTGGACTGAGAGAGCAGACATTATGCGTCATTTAAATATGGTGGATGCTGTTATTTCTTGGAATGATTCAGATGATTCTGCTATTGGAGCTATATCAAAGTGTTTGAAAACTGCTAAGAAGGTTATTTTCTGTAATGGTGGTGATAGGACTAAAACCAATATACCAGAAGTACTGGGATATGGTGATGATCCCAGAGTGGAATTTGAATATGGTATTGGTGGAGTAGATAAAATGAACAGTAGTTCATGGATTCTCGATAACTATTTTGAGAAACAACGTAAATTATTAGGTATCTGAAATGGATTTTTTAAAAGATATTGTAAAAGAAATCGGAGATGACTACACCCAACTCGCAGCAGACATCGAAGAAAAAGAACAATTCATCGATACAGGTTCGTACATCTTTAACGGACTGGTTAGCGGTTCCATTTATGGTGGCGTATCTAGTAATAAGATTACTGCCATCGCTGGTGAGTCTAGTACTGGTAAAACTTTTTTCTCGCTCGCTGTGGTTAAAAACTTCCTTGACAATAATCCTGATGGTTATTGTCTCTATTTTGATACTGAAGCCGCAGTTAATAAGTCATTATTGGAATCTCGTGGTATTGATTTAAAGAGACTAGTTGTTATAAATGTAGTTACAATTGAAGAGTTTAGAACTAAAGCTCTTAAAGCTGTGGACATTTATCTAAATAATAACACAGAGGATCGCAAACCTTGTATGTTTGTGTTAGACTCTTTAGGTATGCTTTCCACAGAGAAAGAAATACGAGATGCATTAGATGATAAACAGGTACGGGACATGACCAAATCCCAACTTGTTAAAGGAGCATTTAGAATGCTTACTCTAAAACTTGGTCAAGCAAATATTCCACTTATAGTCACAAATCACACTTATGATGTCATCGGATCTTATGTCCCTACTAAAGAAATGGGAGGCGGCTCTGGTCTCAAATATGCCTCGTCTACGATCATTTATCTCTCAAAGAAAAAGGAAAAGGATCAGAAAGAAGTTGTTGGTAACCTTATTAAAGCTAAGACGGCAAAGTCGAGACTCTCTAGAGAGCATAAAGAAGTAGAGATACGTTTATTCTTTGATGAACGTGGTCTTGATAAGTATTATGGACTTCTTGAATTGGGAGAGATCGGAGGCTTGTGGAAAAATGTTGCTGGAAGATATGAAATGAATGGTAAGAAAATATATGCCAAACAAATATTAGCAAATCCTGAAGAATATTTCACTGAAGATGTAATGAATAAACTTGATGCTATAGCAAAAGAGGAATTCACATATGGTTAGATTGAATGATCTTGTTAAGATCTTTCCTCATACAATTAAACCTAAGACTTGTAGAAAATTAATAGAAATATATGAGGAGAATAAAAGTTCTCATGAGAGATTAGATAATGATAGAAGACCAAATTTTACTCAATTAAATTTTACTAATATTCATAGAAATAATAGAGAGTATGCAAATATTCATCAGAGTATTGTTTCTATAATTAAGCAGAAACGTGATGAGTATTATGAATTTGTGGATAGAAGATGCTTCCCTGATACACATCAGTTAGAGTTTATCAGGATTAAGAAGTATGAGAATAATGGAGAGGATGAATTTGATACCCATGTAGATGTTATAGATCATTCTTCTGCTAAAAGATATCTTGCATATCTTTGGTATCTTAATGATATTAAGGAAGGAGGAGAAACTAATTTCGATGGGTTGACAATTCGACCAGAATCTGGGAAACTATTAGTATTCCCTCCTATGTGGATGTTCCCTCATAACGGAAAACCTCCTGTGAGTGAACCCAAGTATATTATGAGCACCTATCTTCATTATAAAGATGGAAAAAATTGAATTTGTAGTTTTAAGAAATCTTGTAAATGATGAAAAGTATACTAGAAAGGTCTTACCTTTTATAAAATCTGAATACTTTGAAGAGGAAAGTGAGAAGATAGTTTTTGAAGAGATTCAAAATTTTGTAGAAAAGTATAATGATCTTCCTACAAAGGAGATTCTTTCTATTGAAGTTGAGAAACGTTCATCAGTTACAGAAGATACTTTTAAGGTATGTACTCAACTTATTGAGGCTTTAAGTGAAGAAGATATTGAGCATGATTGGTTAGTTGAAACCACAGAAAAGTGGTGTAGAGATAGAGCTATATACTTAGCGTTAATGGAATCCATTCAACTTGCCGATGGCAAGGATGAAAAGAAAGGAAGGGATGCTATACCTAGCATCCTTTCTGATGCTCTTGCCGTGTCATTTGATAATAATGTTGGACATGATTACCTTGCCAATTATTCAGAAAGATATGAGTATTACCACAAAAAGGAGGAAAAGATCGAATTTGATCTTGAATATTTTAATAAAATTACCAAAGGTGGCCTCCCTAATAAAACTCTTAATATCGCTCTTGCTGGTACGGGTGTCGGAAAGAGCTTATTCATGTGCCATATGGCTAGCTCCGTCTTGCTCCAAGGACGGAACGTTTTATACATTACAATGGAAATGGCAGAAGAGAAGATTGCTGAGCGAATTGATGCAAATCTTTTAAATATACCTATTCAGGATTTAACAGATCTTCCTGAAGTAATGTTTGAAACAAAAATCAATAACCTTGCAAAGAAGACTCAAGGCAAGTTAATTATAAAGGAATATCCAACAGCATCTGCACATTCAGGACATTTTAAAGCATTGCTTAATGAATTGGCCTTGAAAAAGTCCTTTAGACCTGATATAATATTCATAGATTACTTAAACATCTGTGCCTCATCAAGATACCGTGGAAACTCCACAGTCAACTCATACTCCTACATCAAAGCAATTGCAGAAGAATTGCGAGGACTCGCTGTTGAAGCAAATGTTCCGATACTTAGTGCGACACAGACGACTCGTAGCGGGTATTCTTCTAGCGATGTTGATCTTACCGATACCAGCGAATCCTTTGGTCTTCCTGCTACTGCTGATCTTATGTTTGCCCTCATCTCCACGGAAGAGTTAGAAGGATTGAATCAGATATTAGTAAAGCAATTAAAGAATAGGTATAATGATCCTACAATGTTTAAGAGATTTGTTATAGGAATAGATCGTTCTAAGATGAGATTATATGATTGTGAGCAAAGTGCACAGGATGGTATGGTTGATGGTAAAGATGAGGAGTATGAACATAAAGAAGAGAAACTGAAGAAGACCTTTGATGGGTTCAAGTTTTAAATATTAGTCTTGACAAGATAAATGGAGAATATTATAATATCAAATAATAATATATTTCAATTGTGGCATTAAAAAAACATACTATTGAGAAGAAGAATCCAAAGCATTCTCAAGAATGGTCATGGGAAGAAACTCCCGAAGTTATTGCTGCATTAAAGCAATTACATAAATCATCAGAAGAGGTTAAGAATGTCTAAGAATCAAGTAGATAC